TCGCGACACTCTCAGACCCGAGCACGCCGAGCAGCGCGAGATCTCCGACAGCGGGTTTCGTCGCCGCGCTGATCGAGGCGGTGAATGTGAAGGTGCTCTGCTCGCCGGCCACCGTCACCAGCTGCTGCACCAGGCTGCTCCCGTCGGACTTGCGAAATCGCACGGCATAGGACTTCGTTGCATCCATGGTGATGAGGTCGTCGAGAGTGACGGCTGTGGCATTGCCGCCCCCATCCGTCGCCACCGTCTTGACGCGTCCATAGCCGGCGCCGAAGAGCGGCACGTCATGCACCACCCGCACGAGATCACCCCGTGTGCAGACGAGGTTTTCGATATCCACGTTGAGTGCATAGGTCTCCGGCCGCAGTTGCGCCACCGCCAGATGATAGCGGCCCAGCTTCCAGGCCTGCTCGCTGTCGGTCACGCCCATCAGATCCAGGGTCTCGAATTTCGAGGCGTTCGCCGCGCTGTAGCCATCGGCATAGACGAGCTGCTCGTCCTGCTGCCAATCCTTGTCAGGGTTGACGAATCGCACCTTGAGGGCATGGGGCAGATCGACGAAGGTCCTCGTGCCGCGGAAGCCCCAGCTGTTGCGCGGCGTGAAATGTTGGATCGGCACGGTCTGCGATAATTCTTCCACGACGGTATAGGTCGCGTCGCGCAATCCGAAGCTGCCACGAGCGGCCGAGAGCACCGTCCGGCAGAGTTCAAAGACCGTCGTTTGAAAATCGATGACGGCATTGAACCCGAATCCGGCATTCGCACAGCGGGTATGGAACGCCTGAATCGTCGCGAGATCGAGCCGGCTATCCGCCAGCGGCCGCGCATTCGCGGATCCCTGCAGCACATCGCGATAGATGCTGGCGGGATTACTGGTCGGCGCCAGAGCCCAGCTGGTGCCGGTCCAATCGAGCAGCACGCTTTGCGCGAGGCAATTAAATTGGTCGACCGTCCCGTTCAGCTGATCGGTAGCTTTAATCCGCATGGCGACGAGACAGAGGCCTGGTTTAGTGACCGGTGCGCCCGCCTGAATCGTGCGCAGGGTAGTCCAAAGGACCTGATCGCGGACTGCCGGATTCGTGGTGTCACCGGTCAGGCGCGTCAACCCAATTTCATACTCCCCCACGGTCGGCACCAGCCAGCGCAGCGACCGGCGTTGCAACTGTGGATTATCATCCGTCGCCTGTAATCCTTCGATCGCATTCATACCCCCGCTGAGCTGCATCTCACCCGCACTCACCAATGTCGATCCGGCACTGATGGCCATGACGAATTTACCTTGACCGGAGACGTCCAAATAGCCCTTCAGATCATTTACCGTCGTCACGCCGGGATTGATATAGGCCAACACGCCGAGCTGCGTCTCGAGTACGAGACCAACCGACCCGCCCGTTTCTCCAGGTACGAGCAGATCGAGGAAATAATTATTCCCGAATGCGCCGGGGTCGGCCGTAATGCTAAACCCTGGCGCTGAGGCCGCGGCCGCGACGGCCGGGGTAAAATTCACCACCGTCCAGGCGCCGCCACTTATGGGCCGATAGGCCACCTCGACCTGCACTGTCACCGGCTGCGGGACCTCGCCGGAGAAATCGCCCAATCCGTTCGGCCAGGTCACATCGACGGACAGTTCACGCGCATTCGATTGACTCCGGCGCACCTGACGGCCGGACGCCGCCGTCAAGAGAATGCTGATATTGTCCTCAATGACATCGTCCGGGATGAGCGTGAGCGGCGCATCCGTCGCATAGCCCTGGCGAATTTCCATCTCGACGCCCTGGAATTGCTCAATCGGCGTCTGGCCGATCTTGAGTTCGGACAGCAGCAAGGGGCCATAGCCACAGCAGAAGAGCAGCCGGAGGTATTGATCGTTCCCCACCACCTCCGTAAAGGGACGCGCCGCCAAGGGCGGGAATATTTTATTCAGGCCGTAGGGCCGCGGGATCGGCGCATAGGGAGCCAATTGATTCGACGAGCCGGTCAGGGAGAGGGTCGGGCTCGTCGCGCCGAGCCCTGACAGCGTATTGAGGTTTTGCTTGGGCGGTGGAATGAGGGCATTCACGGCCAGGGAGCCAGCAATGGCCACCGTCGCCGTCAATGCCGCGCCGGTCCAGGCCCCCACGAGTCCCCACCCCACCGGCGCCAAATAAGGCGCAAAGAGTGACGCCACAACGACGCCGATCATCGCCACGATTCTCATGGCGTCCTTCCCCTGGCCTCCGCCTCCATTCGTCGGAATAACGCGAATGGTAATGCGCTGACCGGCTGCCGGCATCGCCCATTCCCATTCGGCCTTGGGAATCAGTTGATCATCAATAAAGACTCGTGCGAAAATAGGATCAGGATTCAAACCAATGAGACGGAAGACATCGGCGATCGGCAGACCCTCCGGAACGTCCTGCTGAATCCGGTCCGTCGAGAAGGGATGTGGACGGGCAATGAGACTGACAGGAGCTGCCATCACGCGATTGTTACTGCTCATCGGATTATGCTGCCTCACAGGCTGCTCCAGCTCGCTGGGAGAGGTGCGCGCCACCATGCCACGCCAGTCCGGTACCTTTACCGCATCCTTTGAACAGCTGGCCGATTGCACGCAACGACGCATTGAATCGGATAGCTGGGCGTTTGGTCAGCCCGTCGTCCAATCGAGCCGGCAGACCAATCTCATTCGCGTGTCGGCGATCTATGGCCGCTCGGCACTCTTCGAGGTGACATTCGAACCGGCCCCTGCTTCGGCCACGCTGGTAGAATATCGACGCAGCTTCGATGGCCATGGCACCGAGCAGCAAACCTGGGCGATCGTGCAATCCTGCGCACACCCGTCGTAGTCGCATCACGCCACCCCTCGATAGCGAAATGCGCCCGTGATGCGATGCGCCCAGAGCGACGAATCCCATCGTTCGATGGCCGAGCCAATACCTTTCGTGCAATGCACAAACCAGGGCGCTCCCACACAGAGCCCGGCATGCATGGGCTGCGCGCGCATGCGAAACATCAGCACATCTCCCACCTGGATCTGGTCGAGCGCCAGAGCTTGCCAATGATCCTGTGATTCTCGCTGCACCAACGCCCGAATCTCCTGATCGTCGGTCGTGGTGCGATAGTCCTCGGCATAGCTTGGTAAATCGATCTGAAATTGTTCGCGATAGATGGCGCGCAAGAGTCCCCAGCAATCGAAGTGCGGACCGCGGCCCCGCTCTTCGAATTCCAGCCCGACATATTGACTGACCCAGTTAGGCACCATAGATCCCCGGAAAATCCTGAGGCGTGAAGGCCCCTTCGGGAAACGGTTCCAGTACGATTTCTTCGAGCGTCAAATCCCCCTCGACGACGAGCTGATCATAATTCGCCTGCCGGAGCGTGAAGCCGGGAAAGCTCGCCTCGAGCGTATCGGGCTGACTCGCCAGGGCCACGTCCAACTGAATGGTCGGCGGGCTGGTCAGGGTGCGCACCGCCTGGACGATGCTGCGATCGACATTATCGATGACGAGATGGATCTTCGGCGCCTGATCTTCTTTGTCGTCGGGCAGTACGATCGTGAAGGGAAAGGCCACAAAGGTTTGACCACCGCTCACTACATTCTCCAGATTATTCGCCACGCGAATCGGGACGGCCAGCGACGCATGGGAGATGGTCAACAGCAAGAGAAAGACTTCGCCTGTCTCCGGGGCATTTAGCGATTGCTTCGCCAAGGTTGAGAGTGACCGGCTCATGGCAGGATCTCCATCTTCGTCTGCGCCCGCCAGGTATCCGGACCGAGATAGGCATAGGTCGGCGGTTCGACAAATCGAAACGTGACGGCGGCCTGGGTGCGTGGCTGCGCTAATCCGTCGAAACTCAATGCGCCCCCTTTGAGCGTCGTCACGTAGAACGTATCCAGCGTCGCCACCTGCGCTTTTGTGAGCATCCAGGACATGGTGAAGGGACGGACCCCGGCGGTGAACTTCTGCCGGACCTTCGGCGGCCCCGCATCCATGTTGGTGCGAATGAGCGTGTTCGGCAATACTTCCGAGTACCCAGGTCCTTCAGGCGAGGTGGGCAATGTGCCGGGCCAGGTGGGCATTAGCGTCTCCCTGGGTTGGGGTTGAGTCCGAAGCGTCGATCCATCGGCGCGTCCATATCGCCCCCCTGGATCATCCCCTTGACCATATCGCGCACCGTCACATAGACCAGCTGCTGACCGTCCGGCCCGCGGCCTCCGGAGGAGGCCTTGACCTCGCTGCTGCTGAAATTGCTGATCTGCACCGACACGCCGCCGGCGAGCCCGTTCTTAATATCGCTCACGTCGCGGCGTGACAACACGAATTCCCCCGGCATGAGCAATGCCGGCACCGTGTCGCGATTCCCCGTCCCGAGCACCGGGCCGCCCATCGCAAATTTCTGGACGAGCATCCCGCCCATGGATCCCGTCAAGGCGTCGGAGGTCGGTTGCGGGGTCGAGCCGGAGCTCCCGAAGAGACTCGGGAACCCTCCGACGAACGCCCCCGCGATCTGTTTCGTGATGAGCTGGCCGGCCAATTGGCTGGAGATCTGTTTGGCAAAGTTCAGGAACGAGGTCATCACATCCTTGAAGCTTTGGATCCGGCCTTCCATGGCGTCAAAGAAGAACTTCCCGGCAGACTGCTCGATCATCTGGAACGTGCGGCGGGCCATATCGGCTGAGAGGCCAAACGCCGATTGCGTATCCTTCACATAGCGCTTCATCCCTTCAGCCCAGCCGTCGATGAAATCCCCGGACAATTCATTCACGGCCGCCCGATACTTCGCCTGCGCATTCAAGAGACTGGTTTCGATCTCAAGATCGGTCTTGGCAATGCGGCTCTTGAGACTGGCCATCCATTCTTGATCTTTGCTCTGCTCGGCCAGCAGAAGCTTCTCCGCCATATCCGTCGTGATGCCCAGTTCCTGCGCGAGATTCGCGCGGACCAGGTCCAGTCGTTTTGAGAGCATGAATGACGTGGAGGATCCGAGCACGTCGGCATAATGCATCCAGGCTTCGAGATTTTTCGCCAGATCGTCGCGCTCTTTCGCGGCGTCGGCCTGCATCAAATTCGCGCCCTGGATCTGCAGATCCTGCGACTTCTTCAATTCGCTCGCCCGGGCCTGGCCGATCGCCGTCACGTTCGTGATGGATTCGGCCGTCAGGCTGGCATCGAGCACCTTGCGCTGTTGATTGAGGACCGCGACGCCCTTCTGATAATCGGTCTCGAACTTCAGCCGTTCGTCGGCGTCCTTAAAGCCCAGCGCCTGCCGGGCGGCATAATAGTCGGCCGCCAATTGCTTGAGGGTATCGAAACTCCCAGCCTCCGCCATCAGTTCCTGCTGCCGAATCACCCCGCGTGAGGTCGCCGCATCCGATTCGATCGTCCGGCCTTCGGCGATCGACGCCTCCAGGAGATCGCGCTCCCGATCGAAACCGAGCTTGACGAGCGCGAGCCGGTCTTTCTCCGCCTGCTCTGCCGCGTCATGCGTGGCTTTCAGTTGGTCGGCTTGCAGCTTCGAGGGTCCGAGGGAGATCTGGGGCTTGGCGCGGTCCGTAGTGGCCACAGGAGCCGGCGTTCCGGTCGGAGCCGTGGGGAAGATCTGCGACAATTTCTTCGCCGTATCGGTGTCGAGCGCCTTCCGGCTCTGGACCAGCACATCGTCCCAGAACTTCTTGACCGCGTCCGACTTGCCCATCTTATTGAGAAAGACCTCGAGCTCCAGACCCGTCTCGCGAATCGCATGATTCAGCAGCGTGAAGATGGCGGACCACCCTTGAATTTCGGTCTTGAACAATGACCCGACCGGTCCGGCAGTCAGATCGGCCATCGATTTCAACAGCTGCGTGAAGGCCGGGAGCAATTCCTTGCCCAGTTGCAACGTGAGGCCGCGGGTGGCGGCTTCCAGCGTTTTCATTTGATCGTTGAATTGGTTCGCGGCCTCGGCATCCTCCTTTGAGAGCACCACGCCGAGCCGTTGCGCTTCCGCCATGAGCGCCGTAATGCCGGATTTGCCTTGATTCAAGAAGGGAATCAGATCGAGGCCGGTCTTCCCGAAGAGTTTCACCGCCGCTTCGCTCTTCCCGGCGCCGTCGGCGGATTTCGCAAACACCTCGGCCAGATCGAGCAGCAGATCTTCGGTCGGCCGCAATTTACCGGTGGCATCGGTGGCGGACACGCCGAGCCGGCGGAACAGCGCTTCGCCGGTCCCGGTGTTCTGCGAGGCCTCCACCATATTGACCGAGAGCGTCTTCAAACCCGTGGTCAATTGCTGCTGATCGAGATTGGCGAGCTTGGCCGCATAGGAG